GAAGTAGGTTTTCTTCACCCAGTTGCGATCTGCCTTGAACGTCTTAGACCGAGCAGGCGATGTGTTCTTGTTCAGAACAGCCACCGCATTCAGCTTGCGCAGAGTGGACAGCCGACCATACGCACCTACAGCCTTCGCAAGAGCCGCATGGCGCTGGTCAGCGGTCTCCGTCGAATTATAGCCCTTGTCCGTAAGCGCTCCTTGCTTGAGGGGTCCAATAACAGCCGGTCCCTTTCCAGGAGCACCACGGTTCTTGATACAAGTGGGTCCAACACGATATGTAGTCCCACGCTTAAAAAGACGACCGATAAACGTCTTCTTCTTACGCGTAGCCGTATACCCGGAGCGCAGAACCTTGCCAGCAGGGCACGTCTTTCCGCCCTTCAGCCAGTTCGACAGTTTGATGTCATCTGTGTGCATTTGTTAGTCTACAATATTTTGTCGGTTCGGGCACGTAGAGCACCCCTGTTTGGGAGTTTGGTCAGTCTTCCACATGTACATGAAAAAGACGACTAACGCGAGAAGGACAATGCCTAGCATCATCATTTACTACTTTGACAGAATAGCTTCGGCGCACTCGGAACACATGAACTCGCCAGTTGAATCGTAGACCGTCTTATACATGAAGTACTTGTAGTCTAGGCTCTTGCAGAAGACACACTCGTGCTTCTCCTTTTCAATCTTGAAGATCTTACATGTGTAGCGCATCCCGTGATAACATTCGGGGCAAACGGATTCGTCGCACATGCGACATCCTCCTGTCTTGGCAACTCCGTAGGATGCGTGGGTGAGCAGTTGCGTTTCACAGATGGGGCAGGCCATTGTAGCTGAACTGATCTAATTTGAAAAATACGGATTCGTTTTACATATACTTCTTCACGATCCGCTTGAACTCGTGCTTGCGAGAGTTGGGAACAAGGAAGTGCTCCTTCTTCCCCGGAAGAAGCTGAAATCCATATGCCTTCAGCCTAGTAAGCAATGGCTTCTCGATCCGAAGTTCCAGCTGCTTAAGAGTCAGTCCGGGATGCTCATGAATGTAGATTGGACGTGTATTTGATCCGTAGTTGCGTTTTTCGAAGTACCTCTCCATCGTGAGACCCGATTGCGCAGTGATGCCGGGCTTGTAGACGCGGTAGCCATGGAGATACTTCTTGAACTTGGTAGGGCGAGTGAGATACATGCGAGGAGCCATGGTGGACACACCTCAATCCAGTTTGATCGAGTTTAGATCCATTTTATAGCTGGACGCGTATATCATCAATGGGCATTCCGTACTACGTTGCATCGCTCTTGCGAACCCACAAGCATATCCAAAAGGACGTTGGAGACGTGGCGTTAGAGTGCGATGCGCTGGGTCTGGATTTCAACGCTTTTATTCACACCTATCTGAAGCCCGAGAATCCTATTGGCAGTATCGTCATAGCCCTCCGCAACTTCCTGCGCGACGTGGCTCGTGGTAAGCGGGTGTTGATTGCGTGTGACGGGTTAGTGCCATACGCAAAGATCGTCCAGCAACGGTATCGTCGCATGAAGAACCCCGAACCGTCCGAGTTTGACAAGAATCAGATCTCGCCCGGGACACCGTTCATGCAGGAGTTGGAGGATACTCTGCGTTTCTGCTTCCCCGAGTGCGTTCTCTCAGGAACCGATGAGCCCGGCGAGGGAGAGCACAAGATTTTTAAGTGGTTGCGGACGATGGAACCGGATGATCGCAAGAAGATTCTGATTTACGGAATGGATGCCGATCTTGTCTTGATTTCCGTAGCCCAGTCGGATCTCGGGTTTATCAAGCTAATCCGTGAGAACCGAGAAGCAGGATATTCTACTTTTGACATTACCTCTCTTTGCAGGGTGTTGCCTCTCGAACCCGAAGAGTGGGTGCATATGTGCGTCTTCTGCTTTGGGAATGACTTTATGCCCACAATCGCTATGTTTTCGCTTCGGGAAGACGGATATGCGCGTGCAGTGCATTACATGACGAAGAAGACACTTGAAGGTGCCGCGGACGACGAGTTAAACGTATTGACAAAACGGGCAAAGGAGACCGATCGCCACATCGTGTCTCATGCGATCGAGAGCCGTATGGCACTTCATCTCATGGACGGGGTGGTGGATTGGAGCAAGGTAGTCTATGCATTTCAAAAGACGTTTGCGTGGACTCTGCATTACTTCAAGACATCGGAGGTTCTGGACTGGTGCTGGTACTATCCGTATGCTGAGGCTCCTTTGTTGGCGGCCATTGTGGAGAACGATCCGATCACTGGATTTACGTGGGACAACCCCACTCCGCCGTTCGGGATCCAAGAACAGCTGGACTTCATTCTGCCCGGTCGTGGCAAGTATCCTGATGAAGGCATATTCATGGGAGACGGATCCGTTCATTTCTTTACCATGGAACCCGATGCAGGAACCTACTCGAGTGCGCACTCACCGCCTGATCTGAAACCGACCACCTATGAGTCCCATCCGAGGTGCGGATCGCGTATCAATCCGAATAGGCGTTGGTATCTCATCTGTTGTAGATGTCAACATCTGACCTGGCAACATGACGACGTCTTCGGAAATATCTACTTCGAAGTTGTTTTCGTGGATCTGAAAGTAATCTATCTCAATTTTTGTCATTTCGTTGATCTTTTTCAAGGTTCTCCAATGGCGCCGGATGTGGTTGAGATACGCAACCCGATAGTCGCGCGCCGTTCGCGTTTTTACATTAGCCCGCAACTGTTCAAAACATGTTGCGACGCTGGAATGAACCGGTTTGTTCAGTCTCCGATTGACTGAGTTGTGAACTCTGAATGAAAAGAGCATAAACTCGGACCGAGAGTCTAGCATATGTGGATACAGTCTGCGATACGCAGCCAATGCAGTCCCAAAATGCTCCTTACAGCTTGGGCACGTAATTGTAGACTGAAACATATCAAGCCACGTGTACATCAACGTTTTTTCAGATGGAAGAGGCGAGACTGGATAACATGACGCTGCCGAATGCAAACACATCCAACCAAGGGGTCCCCAAATGGACGTCATTACTTTACTTGACGACAATCATTCCTGCTTCCATACCGCCCTCTAGGATCTCGCGTGCAATATGGGATGGCGTCTTCGGATTGATTGTGATATTAGACTTCTTGAGGGAAGCCCGAACAGTTCCATCGTTCATGTCCCTGACAGTCTGCTTGATGGTCTTGCGACGCATCTCAGCCCCCTTCTTTGTCAGGATACGGAGCGTCCCCTTGCGAGTCGGAGGGGGCTTGGCGGGGTCCCTGACAGGCACAAAGTCGCCACCTCCACTCGACTTAGACCGCGTTCCCTTCATTGAACTACGCGGGTATGTTCTCATCGACTTATGGCGACTCACTGGACGGCGAACTTCGGGCTCCACGTGATCAACCTTTTGAATCTTGACGCCAGACATCACTTATTCAAAACGGATGAGTTTATTTACAGCGAAGACACCACCAACAGGTACCATGACGTCGCTCCCTTCGGTCGCTTCTCTTGCATCAACGTCGCCTACCACTAATGAATGGACTGCAGTGCGCGCTTACTTCAGCAACGGTGTTCGTCGTATGGTAGATCACCAGGTTGATTCCTATGAGGACTTTGTTCGCCACAAGATTCCCTTGATCATGCAGTCAACTCCGCCTATCACGGTCTGGCATGAGCAGGACGAGCTCCTCAAGAAGTACAAGTATGAGTTCAAGTTGTCGTTTGAGAACGTATCGTATATCAAGCCGCGTATCCAGGAGGCTACGGGACGCGTGAAGCCCATGCTTCCGATGGAGGCGCGTATCCGTAATTTCACCTACGCAGCACAGATGCACGTGGATATCCGGTTCGTGGTCCGGACCTACAAGGGACCGATGCTTGACACCTACGACGAAGAGTCTCATGTGTTTGAGGGCATCAGTCTTGGCAAGTTGCCCGTGATGCTGGGATCGTCGCTGTGCCTGCTGAAGGACTACCCGATGAGCTTGGCCGAGTATGGCGAGTGTGCTCACGATCCCCTGGGTTACTTTATCATCCACGGATCAGAGCGGACGATCCTGTGCCAGGAGAAGGTGGCCGACAATCGCATCATGATCTTCCAAAACAAGAAGTCGGCATCCAAGCACACTCATTCGGTAGAGATCAAGTCTTTGCACGAGTCGTTCACGATGCCTCCGTCTGAGCTCCAAGTTCAACGGATACGGCAACCCGCTGACGGCGTGTGTGCCTCGGTTCCGCGAGGACATTCCCGTAGTGGTCTACTTCCGCGCTCTCGGCGTTCTGACAGATCGAGCAATCACTCGGATTGTGTGGGGATCAGAGGATGATATGCACATGGAGCTGTTGGCTGCGTCGTTCCGTGATGCGGCGGAACTCAGGGTGTTCACACAGCAGGAGGCGATTCAGTATTTGACAAATCACCTGCAGTACGGGACGAATCAGGAGGATAAGTGCGCCTACGTCCGCCAGCTCCTGAACTCCGAGCTTCTACCCCACGTCCGCTTTGCGGGGGAGCTGACGACCACGCCGGTTCACAATGCCCGCAAGACAATGCTGATGGGGGCTATGATCCGCCGGTTGTTGCTGACGTATTGCAAGCAGATCCCGCTGGATGACCGTGATGCCTACCCAAATAAGCGCGTGGTGACGACCGGTGCATTGCTGACGCATCTGTTCCGCCAGCTGTTCCAGAAGGTCTGCAACGATACCCGCAATGAGTTTGTGCAGGAGGTGAACAACGATTCGTGGAAGCGAGGTGAGGGTGGCCCGCGTCCGATGGATGTGCTGAACGGTAACAATCTCTACAAGATCCTGAAGCTGTCTGCGATCGAGGGAAAGCTGAAGCAGGCCCTGGCTACAGGTAACTTTGCAGTCCAGGGACTTGGAACTGCTGCTGCCATGTCCAATGCGACCAAGGTGGGTGTTTCGCAGGTGCTCGCTCGGATGTCCTATGCTGCAACACTGTCGCATCTCCGGCGCATTCAGACGCCCGTGGAGAAGTCGGGCAAGCTTCTGGCTCCACGTAAGCTTCACGGTACGTCGTGGGGATTCATGTGTCCAGTGGAGACGCCAGAGGGTCACTCGGTCGGTATTGTGAAGAACATGAGCCTGCTGACATCTATCTCGCAACACACACCGTCCACAACGATTCTCCACTACCTGCAGGTGGTAGGTGGCATTGAGTGGATTGATACGCCCCGAGTCTACGAGGGAACGTCGGTGACGGTCAATGGTGTTATTGTCGGGTATACGAAGGATCCGCATGGGCTGGTCATTGGTCTGCGCGTTGCCAAGCAGACTCGTCGTCTTCACCCTCACATTTCAGTTGCATGGTACACACTGATGAACAGCGTTTCAGTAGAGACGGATGGAGGTCGGTGTGTGCGCCCAGTATTCAGGGCTGGAATGACGCCACCGGCCGATACGACGAGCTGGAATGAGTGGTGTAAGTCGAGCATCGACTACATTGACTCGTCGGAGACAGAGACATTGCGGATTGCGATGAGTCGGGACGAGATGACGCCAGCTCACACTCACTACGAGGTCCACCCGTCGCTGATTGTCGGGCATATGGCAAGCACTATCCCACTGTCTGACCACAATCAGTCTCCTCGCAATACCTACCAGTCTGCCATGGGTAAGCAGGCCATGTGCGTCTACGCTGGTAACTTTGCCAAGCGCCTTGACAAGAACGCCTACGTTCTCTGCTCCATCGCTCGCCCGATCGTGGAGACTCGAGCCATGAATATTCTGAAGATGCACGAGATGCCGTTCGGGTTCAATGGTATCGTAGCAATCGCGTGTTATGGTGGTTACAATCAGGAGGACTCTGTGATCATGAACAAGTCGTCTGTAAAGCGCGGGTTCTTCCGGGGCCTGTACTACGGCATGTATAAGGACGAGGAGCACCGCAACGTGACGTCCGGTCGTGAGGAGAAGTTCATGCGCCCCCAGAAGCACAACACCCGCAAGTATAAGAACACATCCTATGCTGCGGTGTCCGATAATGGATTGCCGATCCTGAACTCGGTGATCAACGAGAATGACGTGATCATCGGCAAGGTAGTGAACCTGCGCAATGATGCTGCGGGGTATGCGTTCCGAGATGCGTCCACGACGCATAAGAACTCCGAGCAGTGTCGCATTGACGGTGTGTGGCAGGATAAGAACTCGGACGGATACCCGTTCATCAAGGTGCGCACAGTGTCGGAGCGCATTCCGCAGATTGGCGACAAAGTGTCCTCTCGCCATGGTCAGAAGGGGACGATCGGAATGATGATGGAAGAGGAGGATATGCCCTTCACGGCTTCGGGTCTGCGCCCGGACATTATTATGAACCCCCACGCTGTGCCGTCCCGCATGACGATTGCTCAGCTGATGGAGAACATCTTCGGCAAGATTGGTGTGCGCAAGGGAACCCTTGGCGATGGCACGCCGTATTCGCACCTCAAGGTGGAGGACCTGAAGAAGCACATGATTGATATGGGTCTTCATCCCTACGGCAACGAGATCCTGTATAATGGGCAGACGGGTGAGATGATGCAGGCCGAGATCTTCATGGGACCGACCTTCTACCAGCGCCTCAAGCACATGGTGATTGATAAGAAGCACTGTATGACTGATGACCATGATGTCTTGACAACAGCAGGTTGGAAGCCGATTAATGCAGTAACGCTGGAGGACAGGGTGGCTACGCTTCAGAACGGCCAAGTTGTCTATGAGTATCCTCTCCAGACGTTCGAGTACGACTACGAGGGCGATATGTATGAGGTAGAGGCAGATCAGCTCAGTCTGAAGGTGACTCCAAACCACCAGATGTGGGTTGCCAAGTCGTATACTCGCAGGCAGGAGTGGAGGTACGGATTCCACGAGGCTGCCGACATCATGGGGAAGCATGTCAAGTACCAAAAGGACGGTGACTGGTCAGTTCCCGCCTACCAGATTGTTCTCCCGGGACTGGGTTCAGTTGACATGGATGCGTGGTTGACGTTCTTCGGTATCTGGATCGGAGATGGGTGGTGTACGGATAGTCGCGTAACGATTGCCGCTAATAAGCCTCGTGTGAAGTCCGCTCTGGAGGCGTGTCTACCGCGGCTCAACCTTGCGTATCGCTACTACCCGGACTCGTGCAAGGTGGACATTTCGGACAAGAACCTCCGTGCCTACATGCGCCCTCTGAGCGTGGGCGCAACGAATAAGCAGCTGCCCGACTGGGTGTGGGAGCTGAATAAGGAGCAGTCGCTGACACTCATCTCGGGGCTGCTTCTCAGCGATGGTCACACCGGTGGTTCTGGATCCCTTCTGTACTCCACATCCTCTACGAAGCTTGCAGATGATATCCAGCGCCTCGCACTTCACGCAGGATGGTCTGCCAACAAGCGTCTCCACACGGCAGCCGGCAGCCCGTACACAATCGGAAATCACTCGGGTGTGACGACGCAGGATTTGTGGCTGCTGGCGTTCATCCGGGCGAAGAACCGGCCTGCGATGAACCATGGGCACCATAAGATGCAGAATGGACAGAGTGAGCATATGGTCCCCTTCAATGGCAAGGTGTACTGTCTAGAAGTTCCTGGACATGTATTCTATGTTCGTCGCAACGGCAAGCCTGTATGGACTGGAAACTCTCGTGCTCGCGGTCCGATCGTGTCGCTCACCCGCCAGCCTTGCGAGGGACGTAGTCGTGATGGTGGTCTGCGCGTGGGTGAGATGGAGCGCGATTGTATGCTGTCACACGGCATCTCGGTGTTTACCAAGGAGCGTCTGATGGATGTGTCCGACCCGTTCAAGACGGGGTTGTGTAAGTCGTGTGGTACACTCGCAGTGGTGAACCCGGTAGAGGGGATCTACTCCTGCGGTGCGTGTGGAAACAAGACGGACTTTGTGATGAAGACTATTCCGTATGCAATGAAGCTGTGGATGCAGGAGTTGGAGGCCATGCACATCACTCCGAAGCTGATTCTTGAGTAGGGTCTTCAACTACTTCCATATCTGCGAGGTTCTCGGACGACGGTGATTTAGGAATGGGAAGTTTCAGAGACATGCGCCACGCACCCCAGATCACGCACCCTGCAAAGGCTACTATCGCAATAACAACGCCGCCGGTCACGGGGTCCATTTTTTAAGTGTCTGCGTTCATCCTGAAAGTTTGTCTATGCCTTAAAACAAAATGCCTGAAACCACTCCCGCTGGAAACTCGTCCGTGCCCGCAATGGGAAC